TCACCGAGTTTCATCCACGGCCACGCTTCCTTCCGCAGAATCATTGCTCCACGGTCTACTCGCTCGTTCTTCCTCGGACGGTTTGCTCAGCCAGCATCGCCAATTCTTTCGGTAGTCCTCCAACGGATAATCGGTGATTTCTCCGTCTCTGCTTGCAAAGGCGATGCAAGGGCAGTAGCTGTTCGCATCATCGCAAACCTTGCCATAGACCAGCATGGCGACCACCGGAAGCGCTTGCCCGTCCAGCGTTTCTTCCATCCATATGACTTCAGCCTTTTCGATTTCTTCCGGCTTCAGCACGCGGCTCGCAGGTTTGGCGCGGTTCGCGGTAGTCTCCCAGACTTCGCTCACCGTTTCGCATTTCGGGCTGCTGCTCTTACACTTCGGGCAAAAAAACTCAAGATAGCCCGCCCATTTCGGACAAAGGAACATTTCGGCTCCGCAGTATGGGCAACGCGGAAGTTCTTTGAAACTGGCTATTTTATTTCACCTCCCAAGGAAATTCCTGCTTGAAATCATCACCCATCAATCCGCGCAGGCTGTCTTTCATGAAGAGCGGTTTCCTACGCCGCTTGCACTCTGCGGCGATTTCATCAATCCATTCCTTCTGTGGCACAACCTTGCCTTTTCGATTGCTGGTTTCTGCGCCCACAATCACCCAATCAGGCATTACCTGCATGGTTCCAACCGGTTCGAGAATCGGCTCTATGGAGCAGAACGTATGCGGATTGTCGTCCGGCACCTGGCTGAAAAAGAATGGTTCGTTTGCGCCCGTTATTGTTGAGCCATACCAGAAAGAATCACGAACGCGCAGAATACCGTTTCCGTACAGGTCTACATATCGTTTCGGGTTCTTGGTGAGAAACAGATACCGATGCTGAGGCGCCGCCTCGCAAGCTTCGAATACCTGCTCAATCCATTCGTCCGGAACCCACTCGCCGAAGAGGTCGGCCATGCTGCACACAAAGATGGCGCAGGGCTTCTTCCAGCACTGCGGCTCATCCAATTTGTAGCGATGGAAGGTGGGATCAAACGCAAATGGATAGGGCGCTTTTTTGCCGCTGTAAGCATCTACGAGCGGATAATCAAGCTCATGTGTATCACCCTCCGCATGCAACCGTACAACGTCATACATTCCATATCGATTTTCCAGTTCATCTTCGTAATCCACACCGCCGAATCGCTCTGCAATCTTCCGCGCATAGCAGTATGCGCATCCGTGCAGGCAACCCGTTACTGGATTCCATGTGCTGTCGCACCAGTCGATTTTCGTTTTCGCACCCATGTGCTACCTCCTTATTTCGTAACCGACGTCAATACCATCGGCCACCATTCTCGCACAGTATCGCTTCATGGTAACGTAGTCGCCCGTCTCTATTGCTTGTCGAAGATCAGCGCTCCTGCCCGATTGATTCATGCTCTTTGAGTTGCCGAGAATAGAGAGTGCTTTCCTTGCACCTTGAAGAATTTCGCCCTTCCTTGCCATGAAGTCGTTGGGAGCCTCCGGCGGAATGGGTACGAGATCGACGCTTCCATCGTCAATCAGCCTTTCGCAGTCGCTGAACATCGACAACTACACAGGCGCGGAAGACAGTTCCTTCAAGCGCCTATTCGCATAGATGATGTGGTTCCGCACCAGATTCAGATTGACGCCATCCGGCCAGAAGGGGTCATTGCTTCCGTTTTTCCTGATGGCATTCCATCTTTCCAGCTCCTTCAGGGCATCGGCTCTGATGGATTCAGCCGTTTCTGCCATTTGGCATCCTCCCTTCTCGGACAGCAAGCGGAGCGTCCTTCGGTCAGCGCTTTCAGGCCCTTCATTGCTCCGCTGACATCACCAGCGAGCACCTGCCCTTTGAGCGTTTTCATCTGCTGAGAACTCAAGCGCGAGCGCTGGGCTTTGATTGCTTTGAGTGCATAAGCGATGGGCACGTCCATGCTCACCACCCTTCCAGCCAGTAGAACGCCCTGCCCAACAGGTTGCTGACGGTTGCCAGCGGAAACATAGCAACGAGCACGGGCAGGAGGACAATATACGCCACGAACCGGAACGTGAACCGCTCCACCGCCCATATCGCGTAATGGTTTCTCATACCGGCCTCCCTCAGCGAACAAACATCGTCGCCTTGCCCTGCGTCTTCATCCGATTGGCGAAGACAGATTCAAGGTTGAGCTCGCGGCGCAGTTCCTCATTGTCCGCCGCCAGCGTGTCGATCTGCTGGCGGAGTTCTGCGCGATACCGCCGCTGGGCGTCGCTCTCATAGTCGCGGCCCTGCCGGTAGGCATCCTTGCAGGTCAAATCAGAAATCCTGCGGTTGCTTCCTTCGAGCTGCCGCTCGTACTGCGCCCGCTGCTCCCTGAGCTTCTTGTTCATCACATGAACAAAGATCAGTGCGGACGCTCCGCCAGCAACGTATCCGACAATCAACTGCCACATACCTACGTTTCCTCCTTGTGATGGGGTTGTTTTTGCATTTCCTACGATTATATTATACTGCATTATCTTATATTTGTCAATGGGTATGGCGCAAAAATTCGAGTTTTCACTCAAATAATTTCGCTCTATCCCGTTCGATTTCTTTCTTGTAGAGGTGTGTATAACCGACCGCAAACGCGGCCCAAACGTCCTTCGCAAAGCCGTAGAAGAAGTCCGGCTGTTTCTTTGTGCCTTTGCCATTCTTCAGATCATGCTCCGCAAATCGGTCAATCAGCGCCCTGCGGATATTCGCATCCCCGGCGCTCATATTGTGACAGATAAACTTCTTTTCTTCAGTCCGAAAGACGTACTGCGCGTCAGCTCCGCGCACGTCCTTGATGATCTGGCTGAAGCGCCCAATCCATTCGCAGGTGTCGAACACTTCTCGCCCGACGGCCATGCCGTAACAGGCAACGCGCTCAATAACATACTCATCTGCGGAGAAACGCTCGTCCGTTTTGAGCATTTCTTCGAGGGCAGCGTTCTCTACTTTCCCAAAGTGGAGCGGCTTGCAGTCTGCCGACTGCATGATGACATAAGCCGAATAAACATTTCCAGGGTCAATCGCAACCAGCAACACGCAAGCCGCCTCCTTCAGTCTCCAAGCAGGATATTGTTGATTTCGTCATAGTCTTTTTCCGCCGTGTTCCAACGCCATGACGGGCCGGTAAACTCGACGGGGTGGCAGATTTCAAAGATTCTCTCGTACACTCTGCGCTTCCGCATGTTTGGTTCATGCTGCATCTGATAAAGGCTCAGGTTCGTTGTAATAATCATCGGGCGTTTCGCCCCATATCTGCTGTCGATGATCTCGAACACCTGCTCCATTTTGTAGTCGGTTTCGCGTTCGGTTCCGAGATCGTCAATGACAAGCAGCCTTGCCGCATTCATCTTGCGGACAAGCAGCCGCTGTTCCTCGGCTTCCTTGGAGAACGGGCCGGACGCGGAAGTCAGCTTGATGATAGAAGTCACAATCAGCGGCACACGCTTTTTCAGCAGGGCGTTGGCGATGCAGGATGCAAGATAGGTTTTGCCGGTGCTCGGTTCGCCATAGAACAGCAGCCCCTTATTCCGGGCATACATTTCCTCGAACTTTTCAACATACCGCTTTGCCAGTTTGAACTGCCTCTGGTTATATTCGTTGATCTTGAAGTTCTCGAACGTGCTTTCCTTGAAGCGGTCGTCAATCAGGCTGAATGAGAACAGATCGTCGCAGCGTTTCTGTTCCTCGCGCCGCACCTTTTCCTCTTCCTCTCTGCGGATTTTTTCTTCTCCGCAAGCGCAGAGCGTCGGAACGACGCGCTCGCCAAGATATGGGACGTTCAGCTTTCGTTCCTTGCGCTTTCCGCATACGCCGCACACAAGCAATCCCTCTTCGTTGCGATAATCGCCATTCTCTTCTTTCGGACAATCGTAACCGACCATATTCACCAACGACTGCATCATCGCTACGCCCGCCGGAGTCATTTTATCGTCCATAGCCGTCACCTCTTAAAAGGATTCCCGCCACTCGGCTTGTTGGATGGCGGAGCATAGGATACGCTACTTCCGCCCTTGCTTTTGCTATTGTCTTGCTCCCTCGCAAGCCAGCCATTGATGTACCGCTTGATTCCAGCCTTCGTTTTGCGGCGCGTAGGATTGCCTTCGAGCCAGCCCGCCGCATTTCGCAGTTCCTGCATAACGTCAACCGCAGGATAAAGAGCCTGATAACGCTCGGCTTCAGAACGAGTGACCTTATACGTTCCGCCGTCGTTCAGCACCATCTCGACAACAACCGGGTCATCGGCGCTCGGCTGATTTTCTCTGCCGTCATGCGTTTCCGCCTGTTTGGACGTGCATTCGCCTGCTTGCGCTTGATTGCAGTTGATTTCAGGCAGTTCCTCGTCTGCTTCCTCCGGACGCGGATATTTCGGCTTCTTGGCTCTGATTTGCTGATTCCGCTCCCAGCCGGTCAGGTGCAGATACGGTCTTCCTTTGCAGTGGTACACCTCTACCAAGCCTTCCTCGCACAGGCGCTTGAGCGCTTTTTCAACCTCGCTGTCCTTCATCGTACCGCAGCGCAGCGTAAACAGCTTTGCCTTGAGGACGGAGACGCGCCCGTCCATCAGTCCGTAATCATCGACGTTCACGATCAAACGATAAAAGAACGTTTCTTCAAACGCGGTCAGCCGGTCGATCTGCTCGTTTGCGCAAATACCCTCCTTGATGATTCGGTTCGGCATTGTCTGTATCGCCTCCTTCCTGAAGACCGGGGCGGTATGTCCGCCCCGGCTTTGCTGATTGCTTACGCGAGTACGACTACGCCGTAACCGTACAGCTTGCTTTCGAGATAGTTCTTGATGTTCGCAACCGCAGCGTTCTTCCAAGCGCCGCCATCGGCTTCAAAGAGCGCGACATCCGCGTCGCCATTCACGCGCAAGGTGAAATTGCTCTCCGGCTGGTCCACCTCAGAGAAGGTACGCATAGGCTTGAGGGGAACCGGATTCTGAAGCGTGACGTTCTGTGCGAGTGATACGCCCTGCTTGACGGTCAGCACCTGAGATACGCCATCGTCGGTCACGTTGCAATTCTGCTCTTTCGTCAGAGACTTGACGATCTTGAAAAGCTCCGCTCGCACAGGCGTTTCAATGAAGGTGGAAAGAAGCTGCACGTTGAACTGCTCGATGTCCATGTAGCTGTCGAAGCGGATGTCCGGCACATGCGCCTCCACGCAAGCGATGCAATGGCGAGCCTTCTTGTACTTCGAGGGCTGAGACATCAGTCTGACAATGTGATGATTCACCACCTGCAAAATCAACCGGTCGCCGCCCTTTGCTTCGGAATCAAGCTGCGGAATATTGCCCTCGGCATTCTCGCGAATATAATCGATCAGGCCGTCAAGGGTGAAGAAAACATACCGCTCCGGGACAGGTTCGTCGTCCGGAATGGGCGCCGTAATCGGGCGCCAGCGAAGGTTACTGCTGTCCCAATAGTGCTGAACGCCGTCAATTTCAATGAGCTTCTGGTTTACCGCCAGCTCGTTCTTTGCGTCGTTCTTGCCCTGGGATACCAGATACTGCGCCAGCTCAGTGGCGCCGTTGAAGAAACCGTTACTCTTGGGTTCGATGTTGGGGGTAGTAGCCATACGTCAATCATCCTTTCTCGTTCACTTGACTGCTTCGAGCCGCCCAAAGCTGATGGTGCTGGGCAAAGGGGCTTCATTGCCTTCCATGTCAAGTTGCCCCGGAACCTGCTCCGTGCGCTCCGTAGCAGTAATCGTGCCGTCTGCGCCGAGACTGAGCATGACCGTCTGCGTAAGCGCCACATGCGGTGCGAGCTTGGAGGACACATTCACATGGAACTGTACGGAATCGCGCCGCTCATTGGGAACGATTTTGACCTCCATCACGACCTTCCGCGCTGCGGTCGGATTCGTGTTGGGGTCGTAGACGTTCTGCCACACTTTCGTAAGCTCCTGATTGAAGCGTTCCTCCAAGCCTCCGTCCATCAGGTCGGACAGGCTTTTGATGGGTCTTTCAGCCATTGCTTATTTCTCCTTTCCCTCGGACGATACAGGCTTGTCCGAACCGCCTTCGATTTTTGCCGGCTGCTCCTGCGTGCCGAAGCTGGCAATCAGGCTCTTAACCTCTTCGTAGCGCGCAGCCGGGGTGTCGGCAAACTTCGCAATTCCGGCCTTCTTGAGCGCGTCGCTGATTTCGCCCTGCCGTCCGGTCGCCTTCGCCGCCTCCATGAGCGCAACAGCCTGTTCCTTGCTGACAGTGGCGTTCTTGTCGTTGCCCGCCAAGTGAGGGAAAACCTCTCCGATAGGCAGAACACCGTCGTCGATGGAGTTTTTCAGCTCCTTCAACCGCAGCATGTGGTCGGCAGACCAGTCCTGCTTTTTCGCGTTCAGGTAATCTTCCAGATCAGCAAGGCTGATGCCCATGCGCTCGTAGATGCGGACAGTAGCGGAGATCAGCTTATCGCGCTGCTCCTTGTCGGCCATCTTCTCAGCAAGTCCAGAAGAAGCCGTTTTGCGGCAGGCGGCAACGGCAATTTGCGTAACATCGCCCGGAACCATCTGCAAGATGCAGGCACGAATGCGGCGTGATGCCATGTTCGCTTCGAGTTCGTAGATGTCGCGGTCGTCCGTCAGCTTATAACCGCCGTTCTTGGTCGTGCGCCAGTGCTTCAACTCAAACTGCCGGGAGATGTACATGTTCGTCTCCAAATCCCAAGCGTAGGCGCGAATGACGGAATAGCCCACTCCGCGATTGTCCTGCCGGCGTTCAAGCACTTCATAACCGAAAGTGCAGTTGCCCCAATTCCGGGCAAGAACCTCTGCCAAGCGAATCGACGGGCCGGTGACGGTTTCCTTGCCGCGCGGGAAGGTGTAAACCGCCGCGTCAGCAAGCGTAGGACGCGCACACTCGCGCAGAATCTTCTCAGCGGCCATCTGCTCATCGCGGGGGAACTGCCGCGCCATAAGCACTTGGGCTTTGACTTCGGCAACAACGCGGGCTTCGGCGTTCGCCGCCAGCGCATTTCCGGAATCATGGCGCTGGGCATCCTGCATGGACACTCCCTGCGCTGGGACTACGGCATAGGGATTGGCGATAATGACGTCGCCCTCAAACGGTTCGTTCATGGATTACTCCTTCCTCAGCTTCTTGCGCTGATGTTCATTTCCTCGAAGAACTCCACGCCCGGAATCTTCGCGGTGCCTTTCGTCATGCGGGCAATGCTATTGAGCGCCGCGAGATTGATCTTGCGGATTTCAAGCCCGTTCGCATAGGCCGGAACTGCCGTCTCGTCTACGACACGGGCCTTCCAGCTCTTGCTGACGCTGGTTCCGACAGCCTTCGCCGTTTCGATGATCTCCGGCGGCTGCATTTCCTCGACCATCTCGGCCATTGCCATTCCAACGGCTGCGCCGTGGTCGTCGCCGTTCTCCTGCGACTGAATCGCCTGAGCAAGCAGACGGTCAGCTTCCTCCTGCTGGCGGCGGCGAGCTTCTTCCTCGGCTTCGCGCCGTGCCCGCTCAAGCGCGGCCTGATACTTGACCATGCTGGCTTTGATGATCTTTTCAGCCTCGGTCAAGGGGACAAGCATCTCTTTTTCGCGGTCAACAACAGACTGATGCGCCGCCTTCGCCGCCGCCTTGGTAGGCGCCCAATAGTCCTTGATCTGCTTCGCACGGGTCTTGATCTCAACCAAGAACCTTCCTGCCTGCTCGTAGTCCTGCTTGTTCTCGATGACCATGCTGCGAGCTTCCACAATAGCCATCTGACCGGATTTCTCAAGCTGGTTTTCCAGCGAGGGGTTGATCGGCTTCGCTTCGTTGACCATAGTCTGTTCCTCCATTCGGGATTGCCTCCTTCTGTTCACGGCTTCCTTTCGGCAGCCATTGCGTTGTAGATTGCCAAACAGTGCAGGAAGGTCTTGTAGCCATCCTCCACCTGCTCGAACCGGTATTTTTGCGTCTTGAGAAGCTGCAAGCCGTATCGATGCCTGACCTTGACGCCGTGGCTTTTGAGTGCTTCACAATAGCCGGAGAGCTGTGTTGCCAGCATAACCGGATGATAGACGCTCGTGCATTTGAGGTCGATCACGTCAACGCCGCTCCCGTCGTCCGGCTCAATATAGCCGATCAAGTCGATGGTTCCAGCGTACCGAAGAATCTTGTGATACGTTCGATACTCGCTCTCAACCCATGCGGGCTTGTATGCACGTTCAAACTTCTTGAACGCCTCGAAGTACGGCTCGGTATCCTCGTCCGGTTCTTCGACGCCATACTTGACGTAATTGCTGATCTGTTCATGCGCCCGCGAACCGCGGTCAGCCGCTTCGTTCAGCACATCAAGCGGAATGCCGTTGTAGAGCATCAGGCTCAGCGGCTCCATGATCTGGGTAACGGACGGAACGCGGAAACCGCGCAGCGTGTAGGAGTGCTGTTCCTGCTCGAAATCAATCGCCACATCAGGGAGCTGAATCATAGAACACTCCTTTCATACTCACGATTCATGGCCGCAAGCTCCTGTGCATCGGCTTTGTCGAGAATCGCATCGTATTCGGCTTTTTCTTCTTCCGCTGCGCTGATGATCTCTTCGATCATGGAGATGTGCTCAACCGTCCGGCTTCCCGAACCCTCAAGCTCTTCCTTCGCACTGTGCAGGTGGTACAGCACTTCTTCGAGCGCCGAAGTGACGCTTTCGGCCCTATCAACCTGATCTGCCGTTACAACTGTCATCCTGCCGCCTCCTTTTTCGCTTCCTGCAGGAACTCCTGAATATCCCGCTTGCGCTCCCTCAAATCGGCCCCATCCTGTTCGGACAGGAAACGGCTGAAGATATTCAGATCAACCATCTTCTTTCGCCCGTTCCGGACGGTCTGGCCGCGCTGGTCGAACATGTTCAGCGTGTACTGAGCCTGACGGATGCTGATGCCCATCACAGCGGAAATATCAGCGCTTGTCAGGAAAATTTTTGCTGCCGGCATTTAATCACCGCCTCTCTCTTTGGGATTTCAGCACATTCATGAAGCGCTGAATCGCCGCTTGAGCTTCCTCGGCTTCCCGCAGAATATCCACCCTGAGCTTCGGGTCATCAATCTTGCCGTCCGCCGCGTCTCGCAAGGTTTCTCGGCGAAGGTCAACCAGATCGGCAAGCTCGGCGAACATGGTCATCGTCGCTCCGGGAAGGTCGTTTGCTCGTCCCTCCGGATGGAGCCGCGCATAGCTGCTGTACTTCGTCCGCATCCAGTCATACCAGATATTCAAATCGCCAAGAGCCTCCGCAATCTGGTAAAGGCTGTCGGGGTCGGGGTCGCACTTTCCGCTTTCCCAGTTGTAGACCGTGGTCGGGTCTCGCCCGATCATCTCGGCAAGCGTAGCGGCGGTCATTTTCAGTAACTCACGCCGTTTTTTGATGTCGCTATTCGTAAACACCGCCATTTTCTTTGCCCTCCCATGCGGTTACAATAACCTCAGATGGTTTAATCACACCGCAGCGAATGGAGGTCTACGATGCTACTGCCGGATTCGGACAACCCCATCATGATGCAGCGCTGCAAGAGCGCTCGTTGCGCCTCGCGGAACCATTCGGCGCTTGACCTGTATCCGAGCTTGGCAACCGCCTTCTCAATGGCCTCTTTCTCTTCCGGCTTGACCCACACTCGAAATTCAGTCATGCCTTCGTGTCCGGGGCCGCGACCGCCGCCTGTCTTTGCGGAAGTGCTGCATTTGGTCGGGAACTGCTCGCTGAGTGAAAGATCAAGGTCGTCAAGCAAATACAGATCAGACGGCGAACAGATGAACAAATCGCATAGAGCTTTCATGCCGTCTACCGTTGGGAGGGTTCGTCCTGCCTCCATGAAACTGACCATTACGCGGTTTGTTCCTTCCGGCAGGCTGCTTGCCACGTCTTCCTGAGACAATCCGGCGCGAACTCTCATGCTGCGGATGTTGTTTTCCGTCATCCACACACACTCCCGTCTTCCTCGAAGTAGTTCGGCTTAAGACCAAACATGGCAATCAGCTTTTGGGCTTCTTGCGGAGTTGGACTTTTATATCCGTTTTCGATCAGCGAATACTTGGCCTGAGAGATTCCCAGCAATTTCGCCACATCGAATTGATTCAGCAATTTCACTCTCCGCGCAAGCACCAGCTCGCTGCGTTTCGTGGTAACGCTCACTCGTCGTTCACCTCCAATCCTTGACTTTGCCTCGCTCGCGTGCTAAAATGAATGTGGGTAGTAATATCATCATTACGCGCGCGTGTTTGCTATACGTTTTTCAATGCCGCCGCTTTGGCCTCAATCTCCCGTTGAGCCATCTGCGCATTTGCGTATAGCAGGGAAATCTCTGTGTCGCTTTTCAGCTCCTCCGGACTGAAACTGCGATACAGCTTGGTGATGCCATCAAAGTATGCCGCAGCTACATCTGCGACGAGCGGATACGCACCCGCTCCATACTCGCCGGTATCAAGTTCTTCCTTGATGCATACGAAGCAGTTGACTGCTCCGAAGTACCTGAGCCTCTTCCTGCCAAAATTCTCGTAGGGGGGGGTAGTCGTCATCGGGCTTCACGCTCCTTCAAGAGGATGATGATAATATTATATCCCAAGTTCTTTAGAAAGTCAACGAGTTTTCAAAAGAACTTTAGATTTTTTCAGAGAGGTGTCATCATGCCTGAGTACAACTCCGCCTTTACAGCCGATCGTATCAAACAACTGCTGAAAGAACGCAAAATGTCTGTCAGCAAAATGTTGACCGATTGCGACATAAACAAGAACGCGCTGTACACCATGCAAGCATCAGGGTACCTCCCCCGCGCGGAAGCCCTCGCCCGCATCGCGGACTATCTGGACTGTTCGGTCGACTACCTGCTCGGCAGAACGGACAATCCAGATGTGAATAAGTGACCGTATCGCGCTCCTTTCTTGTGGTATGATGATATTATAATTCACATTTGGGGATTTGTCAATGGGTTTCATTCACATTTGTGATATTTTTTCGGAGGGGTATTTATGTCTATCTGCGAACGAATGTTTGACATTCTTTCCTCCATAGAGGGAAAGAACGCCGCCAGCCTTTGCAAGACCGTTGGGATAAACACCAGCGTAGCCACTAACTGGAAGCAGCGCAACACAGACCCGCCCGCGAAATACATAGTCCCCATTTGTGAATATCTTGGTGTTTCCGTGATGTATCTTCTCACGGGAGAGGACGCCCAGCCCGAAAGCTCTCTCTCCGAAGATGAACAGCGCCTGATAGAAAAATACCGCGAGCTTGACGCAGACGGCAAGGACGTCGTACGGGGAACAGCGATTACTGAACACCGCCGCATCGCTTCGAAAAAGAGCGCGGGCGCCGAAAAGATTGGATAACGTCGTCTATCTTGACGAGCACCCGAAATGGAGGAACAAACACACATGACCGTATCTGAGCGAATGTTCGCCTTTATCGACGCGCGGAAAGATAAGTCCGCGGCTGGTCTTGCAAAATTGTTGGGTGTAAGCACCGGACAAACCACAAGTTGGCGTCAACGGAACTGCGATCCGCCTGTAAAATACCTCCCGCAGATTTGCGAATACCTGGGCGTGTCAATCGCTTTTCTCGTCACCGGCGAAGAGGCCAAAGTCGACCTGGCTAAGGTTCTCGCCGAAGACGAAGCTGTTCTGCTCGAACGGTATAGGTCCCTTGACGCCGACGGCAGGGAAATTGTCAGAGCAACAGCTCTCCAAGAACAGCGCCGTGCGGCGGCGGAAAAGGGATTGGCTGAAACGCACGTTGGCTAATGTCGTGTGTCTCTCAGATTACAAGAATCGAAAGAAGGGGCCACCATGAAAACCACCAGCAGCAACTATGTCAAAGACCGGAGCTGGACGGAAGACTGCGAAGAACTCGCTCGAATTTTCGACCGGCTCGACGTCTCCGGAAAAGTCGAGGTTCTGAACGCAGCCTATCGCGAAAAGCTGCGTTGTCTGAATCAATGCGTAAATGACAATGACGCCATCGGCTGGCATGGAGCGATCGAAGATCGTTCCGTGCAATAAATAGATTCGGATTACGAATAGGATTCCGAATACGATTGGATTACGGGGACTATTGCAAGCACTTGATAGCAAATGATTTCAGATGATTTCAGCAGTGAAAAGTGCATAGTTTCCGCTATGTGGAATTGTGCAGTATTGAATTTCTGCAAGCAGATGATTTCAGATGATAGCAAGTGACCGCAAAATCGGCAATTAGAAGGATGCTCGCAGTGAATAACATTGACCGTTTTTCGGGGCAAGAGAGGTTCACACTCAATGGTATTGATACATCCGCGCAAGTTCTCGACTTCTGGTGCTGGATGGGGTCAGACCTCAACGACAACCTGATACGCGCAGCACTCGGTGAGTTTATCGTCGCCACTGCGCTCGGCGATTCCGTCGCAGATGAGCGCCGCAGTGGCTGGCGAGTATTCGATATTCTCACGCAGTATGGATGCAAGATCGAGGTCAAAACATCAGCCTACCGTCAGGTTTGGAAGCAGCGCAAGCCGTCTTCTCTCGTCTTCGATGTCGCTCAGAAAATAGACTGGGAGAATGGCAGCAATGCTCCGAAGCGCCATGCAGACGTGTATGTCTTCTGTGTGTTCAATAACGAGCAAGACGGGGCAAGCCCCCTTGATCTGGAAGCATGGGATTTCTATGTCGCCGCGACCGCAGACATGGACGTCATCCTCAGAGAGCAGAAAACCGCGACGCTTGCGGCCCTGAAGAAACGATTGCCGTTGAGAGTGACCGGCTACACCGGCTTGGCAATAGCTATATTCGATACTTACCGCAGCATTGGAGGAATGGAATGATGCAGACCATTACGCTGAAGCAGTATCTTGAAAACCCTGAAGCGGTCGTCAAGAGCGCCGCCGCAGGGGACTATACTGCTGTAAAAGTAGGCAACGGACAATGCGCCGTGATTATCGACGAAACAGAATGGACGATGCTTTGGCAGGCCCTCGTCCTCTGCATGGAGCATCCCGAATGGACGGCGAAGTAAAGAAGCGCAAAAGGAAGGGCGAGCGGAAAGACAAGCGCATCCAGATTACTTACACGGATGGCGTTCGCCCCGACGGGCATCCAAACCGTATCTCCTTCTACGGCCATACTCGAACGGAAGCGCTGGAAAAGCGCGAACGGTATAAGCGTGAAAAAGAGCAGGGCTTGGCCCACGGCGAAAGAGCCACTACCGTGAACGATTGGATAGCCCGCTGGCAAGAAGCGTACTCCGTCAACGTGAGCGATTACGCGCCATATATCAACCGTCTCAAAAAGGACTTGGGCAAGAAGCCTATTCGAAGCGTTTCTGAAGCCGATCTCGTTCAGTCTCTATCTGCCTATGCTGGAATGTCATCTTCATCCGCGCTGAAATACAGGATGATTCTCAAGCAGATTTTCCACAAGGCAAAGAAGAATCGGCTTATACCGGAAGACCCTGCGGAGGATTTGCCGCTTCCGGACGACGTTACTACCGGCACTCATCGGGCGCTCGCTCCTTGGGAAAGCGAGTGCATACTGAACAATTGGTCTGTGTACCATGCCGGACGTTGGGCAATGCTCATGCTGCTCTGTGGTCTACGACGCGGAGAAATGGTCGCTCTGGACTGGGATGCCATAGACCTTGATAGCAGGAAGCTGACCGTCAAGGCATCCGCGTCCATGCGCGGAAGCGTTACGACGGTAAAAGACAGGACGAAGACGAGGGCGGGTGCGCGTATCCTGCCGATCTGCGAGCCGCTGTATCAAATGCTGACGCAGGTTCCTCCGGAAGAGCGAACCGGCCCTGTGTGTCGGAGCGCAAAAGGCGAGCGGATAACGCAGTCTTCCGTTGACCGGTGCTGGAAGACGTACTGCAACATGATGACGCGCATCTTGAACGGTGAAGAGCCAGACCAAAGAGGGCGACGGCGAGACTGCGTTGGGGACAAATACCGCAGTCCTTCTGATGACGATGGCGGCGAACGCATTGTTTTCTCTTGTTTGCCGCACGACCTGCGTCACACCTACGCAACTGCATTGTATGACGCAGGTGTTGACATCAAAAGTGCTCAATACTATCTTGGGCACGATGACGTCAACATGACCATCAACCTCTACACGCACTTGTCCAAGATAAAAGAAAACGAGGCCCGCAGCAGCCTCGTGAATTATCTGGATAAATGGCTCGATAAGCACCTTTTGCCTGTTAAAAATTGATGTGCGTGGTCAAAACGTGGTCAGGCTTTCCTTTGTATGGATGATTATTCAGAATATCATCGCATTTATCGGGGCTTATGCGGAAGTATAAGCAGAATACCGCATAAAATGCAAAACTGATTTTCTGAATGGGGTTGAAGAATGCCGTGTTCTTCGACCCTTTGCGGTATCCCAATAAATTGGATCTATCAATAGGTAATGTTTTTATTCACAGGGGAGGTCATCCGAATGAATACAACCCTGCTGGCAGCGCTGGCGCTGGGCGGCGCTGCGCTCTCGGTCAAGAAGCCGACGCAGAACCATAACCTGATGCGTCTGCCGTCCTTCCGGGGCATTGCGGAAGTCCGCGCAAGTCTGCCGGGACGGATGCGGCTCTATCTGCCCGCCGTATCCGCCAACCACGAAGCCGCAGAGGAAATGAAGCGGCAGCTGGAAGCAACCGGCGTGGTGCATGAAGTGGCGCTCAACTTCCGCCTGTCTACCGTTCTCATTCGCTACGACGAGACGAAGGTAGAAGCCGCCGTGGTGCAGGGCGCGGTGCTGAAGCTGATGGGATTGACCGACGCACTGCAGAAAGAGCCGGTCAGCCGAATTCAAAGCGGGTTGAATACGCTGATGGCGGCAATCAACCACGGTTTGCTGGAGGCGACGAACGGTCTGCTTGATGTGCGGACGCTGGCGGGATGCGCGCTGACGTTCGCGGGCGTGAAAAGCCTTGCGGTTAGCGGCGCGGCTGTTCCGGGCGCGATGACGCTGCTCTGGTGGGCAGCCAGCATCTGGAGGCGAAACGACAGTGGGACGAATTGAAACGGCGCTGATACGCCACTACCTGAAGCCCACTGTAACCAGCGACCTGCCGGGGCGCCTGCGCTTGAGCTTTAAGGGATATCAGATGCTGCCGAAGGAAGCGCTGCCGCACCTGCATTATGTGCAGGATGTGATGACGATGCTGCCGGGGGTGCGGGGCGCGCAGGTGAATCCGCGGATTGGCACGGCGCTGGTGACGTATGACGCGAGCATGACCAATCGGGAGGAAATCCTGCGGTGGATTGCGACGGCGGTGGATACGGGGCTGGAATTGGCGCAGGAGGTTGACTGGACAAGGAGCGATGTGGGGGAGGAAGAACTGGCGACGATGGCACGCCGCCGCCTCGCCTTGCGGCTGGGACAGACAAAAAAGTAA